AATAGTGGATAGTTCCTGCTGCAGTCACTACCTGCTTATTATATCTTACATTATAATTAGTACATTCAGGACAGCAGAACTTCTCTTCTCCCTCCATTACAGCATAATTAGTAACAGGAGCTGCATAAGAATTGAGCTTATTGAATACAGCCTCAAGTACAGTGACATCCATTTTACAATATGCCACCATCTTATCCATTGCCTGCTGATCTTTCTTAAATACTATATCTTTCCACAGGTCAAGTCCTCCTGTATCCATCTTTTGACCTACTCCTAAATATTTAGCTATATAGTCTAACTTATTACTATTAAAATTAAAGTACTTTCTAGCCCATTTAAGAGTATCTATAGTCTTAGGTGATGTAAATACATTAAGACCATGAAAGATTGCTCTAGTGCGTATCCATTTAAGGTCAAATCTATCTGCATTATGCCCAATTAGTTCGTCAGCTTGAGCCATAACTTTAAGAAATGCTTTAATCATTGCCTTATCAGATTGTTTTTTATCCCAAGTTAGGAACTGCACATCATTTTCTGACTCCCATTTGTAGCAGATGCAGATAATAGCTCTCTCATGAACGATGTCACCTGGATTGATTGTAAGATTGTAGCCTGATCTCCAAAATATACCAACATTGAATGATGTTTCAATGTCATAAAATAGTCTTTTTCTTACCATAGATGGAATTACTTAGAACATATATCTCTGCTTAGCAAATTTTAAGAGATATGATAGCAGTAAGCCTATGCCTACTCCTACAAATAATAGATTAAGATTGCCTCTAGTCTTTGGTCTTGTAGCCTTAGCTTGAGCTTTCTCTACTATCCTATCTTTATAGATAGTTTTTACTTTTAATTTGTATTCAATTTTTTTATCTAGTCTAGTCTTAGGTACATAGACTGTATTATACTTGATTATGGTGTCCTTAGTAGTTATAAATTTTTCCCATACTATGCTATCATGTATAATAACAGGGATAGAATCTAAAGTTGTGATTCTGATAGTATCTCCTGTCTGTTCACAGGTATATCCTTTCTTAATAGCTTTATTCAGATGGTACTGAGCAGAGCAGGAGCTGAGTAGTAATAGTATTATAATAAGTCTAAACATCTTTTGATTCTATTAAAGTGTAAGTAAAATGATTACCATGAAAATTTTTAGCTTTATTTATAAGGATCATAAACTCATTAAAATCTTTAACTCTTTTAAATACCTGACAACCCTCTGACCAATTCTCTACAAATGTAGATACTGCACCTGCTTTGTGTATATTTATACCAAACATTCCTGTATCTGTTTTAACCTCATCAAAGGTCATATCTTTATTAGAATCTCTCCAAACAGTCACAGGTCCTAATCTTTGACATAATGCCTCATATTTTCCATTGTGTAATGATACAGCATATGCTGATTTATATTGTCCTAGCTTTAATCTAGCAACTCCATTAGCATTGTGATAATGCTCTACTGCCTTTTTACCTGGCTCAGTAGTATTATCCCATTCATGATATTGCCATCCTCCATCTAATTTGTAAGATAAAGTTATTTTGTCATCAAATATATTACTAACTTTTTGACCTGGCTCTGAATTTCTTACTCCTACTATATTAACATCATAATTTTTAGGACCACTAAACCAAGTATAGCCTTTAGCTTTTACTGCTGCCTCAATTTTTTCTCTTGAGTATATCATTTCAATTTGTTTATGTCCTCCTTAATATCTTTAGCTCTAGCAAATAGTAACTTCATTGATTGCCATAGGTCTATGCCTTTGACTATTTTATAATTTTCATTAATAGACATTACCTCTATGCTAGCTAAGACCAATGCTACTACTTTTGTGAGCATGAATGGCACACTAAAAAAAGTTAGTATAATATCATTTAGTATGAATTTGTCTATTAAAAAGAACATAATCACAGTTACTTCATAGAGTGCTAACTTACTAACTATAGCTGATAACTTTCTACTACTTATTTTCTCATTTAATTTATTAGCTTTCCAAATACCTGTAAAAGTATCAATGATAATTAACACTCCAATCATCAAAAGTATTCCTGATATTGGTAAAAAGAATGCAAAGCAAATAGATATAAGAGTCAAAAGTTCTGATTGTATTGTTAATAGTAATAGTGATAACTGTGTTTTCATTCCTCTTCAAATTGTTGAGATAGTATAAAGGTTAAGTAGCTTATCATGGTAGCTCCACCAAATTTTAGATACAGCTCAGGTTCACATACTAATGCAATCCCTGTCAAGTATCCTGCTGCAAATACTATTACTGATAAAGCTCCTGAATGCTTCATAATATAAGTATAGAATTATTATAGCCATTGTCTCTAGTGCCACATAATCCATTGCACTCATTATAGCCATTAGATATGCAGTTACATCCATCTATCATAGGTCTTAAATCAGTATCAGTATTAGTGATGTCAGTAAAGCCAGGATATAAAGCCTTATTTTTTAATAAGTATCTAACTAATCTCTGCTCAAAGAATGATGCTTTTTGTGCAAAATGCTCCATTGAGAACGCAATAGTACCTCTATCAATAGCTGATGAGTTATCTCCAAACTGAGTCTGCATACCTTTATTCTTTAGCTGTAGAGATAGACCAAAGACAGCATCTTCTGCTGCTCTCCAAGCTATCACTGGCTGAATGAATGCTACTAATATCTCTTCATCAGGTGATAAAGTCTGAGCATTATATTCTACTAGCAAATAATTGTAGTAAGTTGTACCTAATATAGGCATCACTCTAAGAGCTGCCTGAGTAGCTAAGTAAGGAGTAACATTGTTTACATCTACATTAGCTGTAATAGGTGTATTATTTTTTAAGTAAGTTTCTGTGATAAAGTATAGCATCAGATTATAGGTGTTTGTGCGATTTGTGTTTTACTCTTATCTCCACCTGCTACAGGAGGTAAAGATGCTAAGGCTCTGATTTCATTCTCAGTCATAGTCTCAAGCACTTTAGTAGCTACCAAAGGTGATAGACTATTAAGAGCATCATTAGTCTTAGATGTATCTCCCTCAAGCTCTACTATTGCTTCATTAATTATTTGATAGTTATTGATAGTGAAATCTGCATCTATCTTAGCTATGAATAACAGCTCATTAAAGATATCAGCTACCATGTCTCTCAATGGCATAACTACATTTTTCTCAAATATGATGTAAGCCTGCTTAATATCTGAGCCATTACCTAATGATCCTGTAGTTCTGATTCCCATAAGTATAGGATCTATAGTGTGAGAAAAACAAATCTGCTCAGTATTCAGCTGTGATGCCTCCTGGAATAGTTTGTCATTGCCATTAGTAGGTAAAGATTCTATCTTAGGTAATTGCTCTGCTGAGTTAGCAAAGAATGCTACAGCTTTACCTGCATTAGCAGCACCTTTTAATCTATCAATAGTATTTCTTATCATGTTCTTCTCCTCCTCAGACTGAGGTCTTTTAGGGAACATCATAGCAAAGCTAGGGAATACTGAATTTTGGATGTTGCTTTTAGCAAAATATGAAAGCTCGCCACTCAAAAATGCAAAGTTAAGTGCTGAACTATAGGAAGGGAGTGGATAAAAATCCTGACCTATGCTATCTACCTCATATACAAATAACTGCTCATAATCTCTACAGGTAGGAGTGTATCTTTTAATCTCCTGTACTCCGATTCTACTAGCCCAATCATCACAGATATAGTATCTCTTTCTATCTAAGTTTACTCTAAGTTTCTCAGGGGATAGATTGACTATCTTTGTGAGCTTCATCTTATCATCAAAGCATAGCTTAAAATATACTCTATTATGCAGTATCAGTTGCTGAGTTACAGCAGGTACTACCTTTTTAATATTTAATTTTCTCTCTAGTGTATATAGCTCTAGTCTATCCTGTGGAGTAAGTCTATCAGCTACTATATTAAATCCACCTCCTACAGCTGCATTCACTTTATACCCTACAATAGAGCCATGTAATGGTGATGAGTAGTAGATTTGATTGAGTAGCTCAGGGAATAGGTTATCCTGCCCAAAAAAAATTGGTCCATTGTTTTGATTCCTACCATTTACATAGGGTAGAGTTAGATTTGCACCTCCTACTTTAAGGAATGGAGTAGAGAATGATTGATATCCCTCTACAATTTCATGCTTTACTGTTTTAAAAAAGTCTCTTAATGCCATAATTACTCATAAATTGATGATACTATTGGTCCTGATACTACCATCCTGCCCTCTTCAATCACTAGCCCTGTAGAGTTAGCGATAGTTGGAGGTGTGATAGTTGACTCATAGATACTATATGTATACTGTCCTTTCA